GGGCGGAGAGTTCAGTCATTACTCCTTATAACAATAATAAATATTTTTTTTTATATGTTTTTATGTTATTATTTCATGTGTTGTTCTGTCTAATATACTATAATTATTATCTATAAGAATATATTGATTGAATGTTAGAACCACGGTGTTCAATTTTTGATCCATAATTTCCAAAGTATAGTTTTCATCATATTCATAAGGTATATCTTGATGAGAAAGTAAATAAGATACATGTTCACTTGATAATATTGTATTATTGATCAACATATATTCTTTGTTTATATCTAGTTCTATTCCTTCTGATGACTCCATTTTTGGATGCTTATATGTAACAGATAAAAACCTGTTCTTTTCGGTATGTTCATCAAACATTGCTGATAATTGTATATCATTATAATTGCTTGTTAGTAATATTATTTTCTTATTGTCTTTGCATATATATAAAGATGTATTTTTGTATGTTTTTATTTCTTCCATATTCAAAAAATCACTTATTGTTTTCAATGTTATATTATCATCATGTATCAATATTTTCTTTGAAACTGAATTCTCATTAAATATAATTCCATAAAAATCGCCGTAAAATTCTGTTTTATCATCTTTACAAGTATTCATAACAGCATTATAATAGGTGTTCAAATTATCGGTACATGATTTAAATATTTCATTATTGTTGTAATAATAAGAAGCATTCGTTTTCAATGAATACTCAATTGTATGATACATTGAAATTAGACTATAAAACGCATTATATAAAAAGGAAATAATATTATCATAAATGGACATAATTTTAAATATAAATAGTAATATGTATTATTTTTATATTCTATAAATAAATTACATTGTATTCATTATTCATTATTCATTATTTTGATAATACTCATATAAAGCGTTCAGTGCGGTTTCCTTATCAGGAATCTTACCAGTTGTTTTTAATATTTTTGTCAAAGCATCATCTGTCGCACCCTCATTTAACAAATATTGTGCAATGTTTGCACGTTCGCCTTTATATTCTACTATTTGCATCATATCATCGGTTTTTTCTTGTAAGATTTTTAGAAGTTTTGTATTTATGTATCCATCTTTTTAGTGAGGATTTTTTACAATCAAAAATTTTACAAGTATTGTCATAACCGACATCATGGTTTAAGTAATAATTAACAGCAGATAATTTATAATCAGGACTTTTATGCTTCATATAATAAATAGATAAAAATTATATTAAGCGTGCCATTTTAAATCTTCAAGGGTGTAAATGTCCAAAGGTGTAAAACAGATATGGATGAAAAGAAACAATTACCATCACCTTTCACATCTTTTTGTAAAAATGGGCCATTTATATCTATTAAATCATCATATTCTTGAATTGTAATTGTATTTTCCATTATATAATATATTTATATAAAAAATATTATATTACCTTTATTACAATAATGAAAAAATCAAATCGCATTTGTTACTTCCTACAATAATATTACTAATAGGACCACATATACATTGTTCACCCCATAGATTATTCAACATGTCTGAATTATTACCATTTTTGTTATTTTTTGGAAAAGAAGGTAATTCACTCATATTCATATTCAATGTATACCTTTTGTCTGTACATTCTAATGATATTTCACTTTGGGTTGTACACAATACACTTTCCTCATTAAAAATGCCTTTCCATGAATCATAATCCATAAAAGGTTTGTCATCTTTATTATTATCCAATTGGAAATGCTTTCCACTATTATTTAAATATGTATTGCAACCGATGGTTCTTGAAGATTTTGGCTCTTCTGAGTTAGGAGTCAACATATAATATTGCGGTGAATGACAAAACATATTGTAATATACATCTAGGTTCAATGAATCCCATTTGTCTGGACGTTTGAAGAAAAATGCCCGGATATCACATGTTTTTGAACGAATAAACATATTATGTGAAACCAGTACACCACCTGACGTAGCAAAACGCACGGCATTATCATTATTGTCAAATATATTATTTACTACTTTGGCTCTCATATTTGTTCCGATTTCAAACTCTATACCACTCTTTTTGTTATTTACAATGATATTTCTTGAATATGCTGTTGAAATTCCGGCACCTTGGTCGCTCCATATTCCATGACAATGATTGTCTCTTATGATATTTTGGCTAATAGATGATTTCTTTGGACGATGCACCTTCACACCGGCACATTCCCATCGCTGTTTTCCATAAAATTTCAAATTGTTGTTTCTCTCTACAAGATTATTCTTGAATTCAAAATTATTTGCCATGTATGCAGCTGTTCCTGCTGAACCATTGTCGCTTATAATGTTGTTTAATATTTTTGTTCCGTATGCACCTATGGCTTGACCGTTGGAACCATTTTCCAAATCTTGTTTAGCACCGCCTTCATTACCCCAATCAATACCAACGCAATTAGCGTATCTGATAATGTTGTTTTGAATAATCCAGAACTTGCCACAACGTGTTCCAACAGCACCGGCTTGTTGATTACTTCTACGTGACCAGAACTTATTTGGATATTGGTTAGCACATCTTTCAAAGATGAAACCGTCCACAATAATATTTCTCAAATTACGTGTATGTGGTGCAAAAAGCCGACGTTGGTTTGTGATTTCAATGGACTGATTTTCATTTACACCATTTACATACAATTGATTTGATGATGGGTCATAATACCAAGAGTTAGTGGTTGATTCCATTTCTGTTTTATATGGACATTGAGTATACATGACATCATCTACAAAAACTTGTCCCAAACAATATACCATGTTTTTATCACTGTTTTTAATGGATTTGATTCTTGATTCTGGACATCCTTCGCGTCCATAGGGTGTAACCGACATAGGAATTAAGAAGGGGTTCTTACCATCTACATGTGAATCATCAGTGAAAATACTTGTGTCAATCGGTCCTTGCGCAATATTGTTTTCATTTGTTTCTGGTTGCCATACTTCAGACCCCCTCACAATAGCACCATGCTTTGTTGTGGACCTGTATGTAACAGAAGCGTCTCGTTTACCACCATTTTTAGGTGCGATTCTTTCTCTATAAATGCCTGGTAATACATTGACAGTATCACCGGCAATTGCCTTTTGTGCTGCGAAATTGATTGTCTTAAATGGAGATGATTCGCTACCATCATTTGTATCTAATCCTGTATTGCTACAAACATAATAATTTGCCATATGACTATTATGTTTCTGTGTTTTTATATATGTATTTGTAGTAAATTATATTGTATTTTCTTTTGCCAAATTATGTATGACTTTAGGGTAATATATATCTTGTTTATTACCCGCAGTAGAATGTTGTTGTATTACTATACACTTATTTGAGAACTCGGAATCTATGTTCTCATATTCTGGATTATTTTGTTTCCAATCTAAAAGTGAACTTATGCTTTTCCTTGATATAGATTTGATTGCTTGACACAATTTTTCTTTTACCACTGCGTTTTCTTTTTGCCATTCATTATCATCTTTAATATACATGATTTCACGCTTTAAATTAGTACAATGAATAGGCCTTTCATGTAATGTAAGTTGTTTTAAATTGTCGGTCAATATTTTTGATACACCATCTACAAAACCTAATTGTGCATTATTTTCCAAGTCATTTTGTGATATTTCTATTCTGTTGATAAAATCAGCAAAATTCAATGCATTCTTGCATTGCTCGTTTAGAAACATATTGATGTTTACTTCATTGTTTTGAGTATTGTTTATTATAATATTGGATTTATTTTGTGCCAAAGTCATTAATTCATTCTGTAATTCGCGATTTTGATTAATAAGTTCACGGACCATATTGACATCAATCTTGTTTTCATTATCTACAATGGATTTTATGGAATCTTCAGTCTCAATTCTAGGAATTAACACTGGGTTTATTATTTTGCACTTTTTTTTGTGATACCACAGACTATTTCTTGCTTGGTATTCTTTTCCACATTCACATGTATGCAGTGGCGTTTTTTGGCGTTTTTTCGTTCTAAATGTTCTAATTTTATGTTTTGCTGTCAATAAGTGTCTATCATAATCACTTTGTTTACTGCATTTAAAGTCACAGACTTCACATGAAAAAGTTTTGGCGTTTTTTGGCGTTTTTTTCATTCTAAATGTTCTATAAATTTAGAACAGAAAAAACGCCGAAAAATTTTTTTAAAAAAAAATTATGCAGTGAAAAAATTCCGAATAAAAATGGTTTTCTGAGCATTATGCTAAGAATTGAATTTTTGAAAAAGTTTTCGAAATTCTATTTTAAGTTTTTTTCGAATTTCTCTTGGGAAAAAACAAAATTTTCAAAAAAGAATCTCAAACACCGTGATTTTTTTGTTAGCCTCTTACTGAGAATATTAATTCTGTTGTTGTATATTCTGATATGACTTCTATTATGGTATCATATGATTTATTCTGTGTATAATTTCAGTGATTTCGGTGATTTTTTGTTAGCCATCATTTGAAGAGTTTTTTGTGGAATATATGCATGTATTTTTGGAATTGTCGTAATATTATTTCGCATAATAAGTGTCATTATGTGAAATCTTCATATGAAACCAAAATGTGGAAAATGGGGGGTGCGGGGGGTGCGAAGCGCGAAGCGCGGAGCACCTATTTATTTCGGTAATGCATCACGCATAGCAATAATATATGCATTATTAAATTTGGAAAAGTCAGTGCCACGCTTCCAACGTGCTTCTTTCAATTTATCATGTTTCAATTTCAAAAGTGTTTCATGTTCCATTCCATGAGAACCAAATGTTTCTTGGTCGTGTCTTTCATAATCTATAATCATTTTTATTCTATGTGCAGGCATAGCAATACCTTTAACGCTCCTTGTCTTAGAATTTATTTTAGGTTTTGCATTCTTAGGTTCACATTTCTTTGTCTTTTTATTACGACGGGTATCATTTGGACATCGGGTATGTTTTGGCATTTATATAATATAACATAGATTATTTCTGAAACAAAACAAAATATACGCATATAGTATATGAAACATACTAGAAGTAACAGAAAATCCAATAATTATACTAGGAAAAGGAGAACCAATGTTATTATATTTAAAGACCATCCAGAATTCACACCTAATCTGACACCAAGAGAAATTTTCCAATTAGGTTCTTTCGGTGGCACTTATTGGCGTCCTATTTTTTCTAAAACAAACAATAAACACTATAAAAATGTACATAAAACATTTCCAAAATCATGGTGGAAAAACATCAAAGAAGAGAACCTAACATCACCTGATTATGATATAAAAAAGAATAAATACGGTGTGAAAGTAGGTTTAGACCTAGATTATTGGGAAGCTAAAAAATGGATGTATCATAAACATCCCTATGGATGGGTCCATTGGTACTGTGACTTCTATCAAGGAAATCGTTGTGAAGATGACGAACGTCAAATAAAGCGTTGGCAAGGTTTAGCGGGACCACGTGGTCGTTTTATGCGTTTTTTGGTAACAAAAATATTACAAAAAAAGTCAAAATATAATGATGAGAGTATTAGTCCTAAGATCCGTCAGGTCCTTCAACATTGGGGGTATGTTCTCACAAAAGAAGATTTTGACAATGAAATCAAGAGACGTAATCAAAAATAAGAGCTTTTACGCCCTATTATGATATCTATAGTATTCATTATATAAGCATAATGTTTATATAATCTTCAAGGGTGTAAATCTTCAAGGGTGTAAATCTTCAAGGGTTTAAATGTCTAGACTAACAACTTTTTTATCACTTGTATTACGTCTTCTAGATTTCTTTGGTTTCACATTATTTTCAAGATCCTTTAAACTAGAAACACTTATAAGTGAATCTTCATCGGCTGTTTTATACATATCAATATTTAAAGATTGTTCATTCTTCTCAATTGGTGTCGGTGGAGCTTTTGGCTTTAAACCAGATAGTATATTATCAATATCTGTATTTCGTGGTCCACTCATTTCAGGGCGTTTCATGGATGTACTATTTACAGGCGCGCTATTGGATGTAACGTCAACACCTGATTCTGCAAACATAGTATTTTTATTCAAATCTGGTCGGTTTGTAGGTCTCTCAGTAAATGTCATTGCTCCTGGTCTTTGTGGTGGTGATTGTTCGCGTGTTTCCACAGGAGCCGGTGGCGGACCATGAGACATATTTGGCTTATTTTTCATCAATTCTTCAGCAAATGCCATACCAGGCGTTTGTTGCTTCATTGTTTCTACAGTGGCACTTGTAAACATCTTCATCAATTCTGGTGACTGTTTAATGACGTCGTTGAATCCAGGTGCTGCGGTAGACAATGCTTTATTACTGAAATGAACCACACTTGCACTAAACCCAAGACGTAGTAACAAGCTCAATTCAGGGCTCATTTTACCGCCCTTGTATTTCTCATGAAGTTCTCCGAAAATTTCATCATAGCTATCAATGTCTTCAGATATGGATTCTCCCCAACCATCCAATGATATACCAAAAGGGTCAAACATGGCATTACCATATTCAATAGTATTAATCATAGTAATCATCCAGTTTTGTTGTATCTTAATAGAATCCTTTTTACGCTTATCTTCCAATGCACTCTCATATTCGTCTTCAATATCTTCATAATTAGAATCAATATTAAGACGTGTAGGCTCTTTGATTAATCCCTTGTTTGCCCAATCATCTAAAGATTTCAACATATGTCTCTTTTTCCGCTTTCTATCACGATCATTCATAGAAATAGCAGGCTTTGATGTATCATTCGGCGTCTCGCTCATTTTCATGAATCCATCCCATGTGGATGTATTACCAACAGAGCCCATTGTATTTGACCCTACTTTACTATCTCCTGCCTCTAATTTTATGTTTATTTTCTCTACATTCATTGAACCTGGTTTAGACAAGTCATCAAAAGTTACTCCAAGTGAACCCGGTACTGACGGTGCAGAATTTATTTTGATATTTGATAAATCATTCAAGTCCTCTTCTAGTTTATCTAAATCACCTAAATCTATATTTGTAGTTTTAGAAGAACTCTTGTTTTTATCATTCATCAACAATTCAATACCTCCTCCGAAATTAGTGTTACTGGTTGTATCAAAATTGATGTCAATAGGTTCCAAATCTGTTACTTCTAACTCCATAATATATATGTTATAAATTATGTTTAAGTTGTACGCAAACATAATTATTTTTTATGAATACAATAAATTCCTTGTAAAAAACAATCCGCTAAATCATCCTTTTTCTTGTGATTATGGAAAAAATGAACCCAATTTGTATGTTGTTTTTTAATAATTTCATCACAAAAATAAACAGCGTCTTTTTTATGTTGTTTGTAATTATTTAGGTTCTCTTCTTGAATTACAAAAGATTTCAATTTGTTAGATGAAGAAACAAATTCTATGTGTGTATTCTCATTTTTCATGATAAAATATTGAGCCAACATTCCTTGAATTGTTTTCATTCTGGAAGCTATTTTAGATATTTGGTTCTCAATGAGAACCTTGGATACATTTTGTAGACTTTCAACATTATCAATCTTTTCTTTTATTTTCTTGCCTATAGTAATTAAATCAACAGAGGATGCTGCGGTTTGTTTTTTAATAACACGAAGGTTCTTTGATTCATAGAAATTATTCAGTGTTTTTATCAAATCGTCTTTATTGAAAGCCATTGGTAACATCAGCGATTTTACTAATGCGACTAAGTTCTCTTTTTTCTGTTTTTTTATGTAACTGGGAGAACTTTCCTTTGTTGGAATTAAAAATCCTGATTTCTTGGAATGTACCAAACAATAACATTCGGTTTGGGTTGGATTACTATATTTTGCCTTCTTATTACAAGGCTTATCTTTCACCAAGAAACTACATGAAGCAGGAGCACTGTCCAATAAATCTAGGACGTTCCAATCAATAATTTGAGAACCTGAAGCATCAAAAACACAAAATGCCATATTTTTAATACCAATATCAAAACTAGCAATCATACATATATATGTGTAATTGTTTTAAATTTTAACTTTTTACAATGAGTTTTTGTAAAGTTCTCTATTCTTATCTAGAATACTTTGTCCATTGTGTTGTAGGTACTGTCTATAAGAATGTCCCGAAGTGATCTGTGAGAATCTCACTAAATTATTATTCTCTTTATGAGAACTAGGGAAATATGTTTTCTTTGGTTTTGATGATTTTGCATTTGTATTCGTATATTGAGTCTCCATTCTGAACATTATATGTTTATATTGTATACAAACATATAAAATATTATCAAATATTCATATCTATATGTGATTCTTTATCAACTCTATAAGTTCTCCTTTTTTCATCTTTGATGGGTCTTCACAGAGTCCTTTTTCAATTACCATAGCCCGTAAATCACCAACATTCATTTTTTTGAAATTAATTCGTTTATTTGATTCATGAGTTTCTTCTGTTTCTGTAACTTGTTTTATTATCTTAATATCAGGAATTGTTATTTTTTCATAGTTCTCATTGTCTTCTTCATTGTCTTCATCGTCTTCATCGTTGGGTTCAATGTCATCAACATCATCTTCATCATCATCTTCATCATCATCTTCTTCAATATCACTGAGTTCATCATCATTTTCCATTTCAACTTCTTCTAAATTATTTTCAAAGTTTTTAAGATCGGTACCAATCAATACTTGATCTAATGATACATTACCCATAAATGGAGAACCTGGTTGGTTCTCATTATTTAACACGTTATATGGACTACCAGAATTCAATTTATCATATTTTGGTTTCTTTAATTCTTCTGCTAAATCTTGGATTAAACTAAACAAATTGTCTGTCTTGTTCTCAATGAACCGAATACGTTCTTTGAAATGATAGAAAAGTATCAATATTAACGAGAATGTGATACCTAAAGACATAAGAAAAAAACTTTCAAATAAATTAAACGTCATTTTATTTATTAATATATTAAAATGGTTTTCATATAACGAATAAAAAACTATGTATTATGTATATATGGAGAATCAAGCCTTCGTTTCACAAAATGTTCAATTAAACAATTCAACTTATGAACCAAAAAATGTAGTCATAATGGTTCTCGTAGTATTACTTCTTTTGTCATTTTTAGGAATAAACATATTAGATATTTTGAGTAATATAATCAAAATATTTGTCAATTTACTTGGCCCTATTTTTAATAATATATTATCTTTATTGGGTTACACAACAGGTAGTGTGATCAATGTATCTGCGGATGTGATAAGCGACACTTCCAAAGCTGCAATTGATATTGCCGAAGGAACTGTACAAAACGTGGGAAATTTACTTATTAAAGCATCTAAAACCAATCTTGATAATAATACAAAAACACAATTAGATAGTGTATTGAGTAATACCAGTGTTCAATCCAATATTTCTACCACCGTAGAAGAAGACGTTCCGGAGAACCCGATTCAAAATCCTATTGCATCTTCCAAAAATTCATGGTGTTATATTGGCGAATATGAAAAGAAACGTTCATGTATTGCCATGAATGAACATGATAAGTGTATGTCCGGACAAGTATTTCCTGAACAACAAATGTGTCTAAATCCCACAATGCAACAATAAGCAATAACCTATAATGTTGTTTTTGTTAATGAGAAAATACCTAATGTAGCAGGCGGTGCCAAACTATCCAACAATATTGAACTATTATCAATGTTCTCAGAGGATGTGGATGCATTTATATTTAATATTATACTGGAATTATCCTCTAAATTTACTTCAGTATTAGTATAAGTACTACTATTATTAGCTATTGCCATAGAGCCACGGGCTTGAAATTTATATACAAATCCACGCTGTGTAGGTAATCGTAAATTCGTTATTACAATATTGTATAGATATTGTGATATTTTAAATGTTTCATTTGATGTAGCATTAGATTCAATATTGAATACTAATGACTTGATAATTTGGTCTTCTACATTTGAATTAATAGTAATAGTATCCATTTGTGTATCATGATATAGTACTCTTAAATCCAATGAGTTAATAGTCAATGTATTACTAGATATGTCATTTATTGAAATATTATTATTACTAATGTCACCCACAACGTTAATGCCCACAGGAATAACTAATGTGAAATCACTGAAATCGCTCTCAATATTATTGATATATAGATTCATAAATGTTGTATATGTAGTATCATTTACAGGAACATTTACATCAGCATTGTAATCATATGTAAAATCACTTGTATCATTGGATAATGAAAATATGTTACGACCTGCCTCATAATTATATAAAGGTACACTTGGGTCTAGTTGTAGAATGATTGGTGGACCAGGTACATCACAAGATGTGCTTAACGAAGGTAATAATTCATCATTTCTACAAACTATATTTGTTCTTACATTTTTATTGCTCCTCATCAATCTTGAAAAATTCTGGCGATTTGAAAAATTACCACTTGTAAATGATTGTTTATTATATTTCAATATTTCTACTTTGCGTCTCATATCAAGCTGTTGTTGAGTAAATTTAGGATTGGTTTTACGCTCATTATTTGGGTCACTTAATACACTGGTTGTGTAAGGGCTTTTTATTTCAAATCGCAATGACATTTTTTTTGAATTTTTAAAAGCTATCATTTCATCTCGTGCTTGTTGTATATTGACACAATCATCCGACTCTGCCATATATTGTTAAGCATATATTTTGTTATGATATTTACAACAAAATATATTATTCACATATTTAGTTCATGTACCAACTATTGGATAAATAATCGTAAGAGTCTAGATTTTTGTCATTAGATGTCATGTTTGGACCTTTTTGAGTAATATTCATGATTTGGAATACATTGAGTCCATTATCAAAATATCGTAAATCAGATAAATTTCCATCAAAACCACCGTTACCACATACTTTAATATCGTCATAGTTTTGTTTAGGGAAAGCTTCTAATAAAGTACGCTTTGATAATGTACCATTTACATATACATCCATTACTTTATTTTCAACACGAATTGCTAAATGAAACCAATGACCAATTGGTAAATCCTCAATCTCAATTTTACTTGTTTTTGGTATATTTTCCGAACTATTACTATTAGCTTTTTCATAACTATCAGATGTTGTTGTTTCTAAGTCCATAAATATGTGGATTTTATTATATTCACGTTTGTCTACATAATTAGAAAGAGTGGTATTACCAGAAATATCATTGAAAAAGTAAACACCTGGACCATTACCGATATCTGTTCTCCCTTGGTATGTAGTAGTAACTGTTGAACCAGAAGCATCGTCAATGACTTCCCCGTCACCTTTTGTAAAAATGTGTTGATAGGATTTATGTGTATCATTTTCTCTCGTTTGATTACGTTTTAACCAAACAGCCCATGTGAATTCAATACCTTTGTTCTCATTATTGGATCTATGAATAGTGATGGAATCGCTTTCTTTTGGATTCTGTGGTATTACTTTGTATGAATTTCCATTAATAAGTCCTTTCACCACGTAAGGATCCTTGGATGGAACAGAGAACCAAGCAATAATATAAATACCTAAATTGAACAAAATCATAAATACAATGAGAACCAATAATAAAAAGACAAATTTGGCTACAATTGTATTGGAAGAGATAAATTCATTGCCTAATGTAGATACATCTTTAGAACCAAAATCCCTTACACTGTTGCTAATATTGTCACGCAAGCCAGTGGAAAAACTTTTCAATCCTTCTTGAGCATTATTATATGATGAACTTAATTGTTGACCTATAGGTTTATTATAATCCATGTATATACTTTATAATTATAAAATACTGTGTTATAATTATATTTTTGGCATTTACACCCTTGAAGATTTAAAATAATTGGAATGCAGTTGTTTCAATTTCATCCTTTGTTACTGCAAATTTCAATCCAAAGTTTCCAAGAGCGTTTCCTAAATTAGATCCGCCATTTCCTTCTTTATACTTATTATATGCTGACTTTGGATCAAATGTTTTTGGAATACGCTCAAATTTACTAATATAGCAATCAAATGAATGAAAAGTGATATTATCGGCACCAGTAGGAGAATAATTTGTAGAATCAGTATACGTAATATTTACTGATTTCACCATTTTACCATCTAAATATACATCTACTATTCTGCCATTTGTAGAAGCTTCTGTGGTTACCAAAATGTGTACCCATTTTTGTAGGGGGAAATTATGTGTGACTTCAATCTGTTCTCCAGTAACATTATCATCACCACCAACATATACAACAAAGGTACCACTAAGATTAAATCCAACATGTAAATCGTTATTTCTGGAAAATATCATTTTACTTACGTTTTCTATAGATTCTACATATGCCCAGACACTGTATGTCACATTTTTTGATTCAGGACTTCCTAACGATGATCCTAACAGATCCTGAACACCTACTTTTAAATTCGTTTCCTCTTTTAATGAAGTTGTTCCAGTGAAATAATCTTGAAACACCATATAAACAATGACTAAAATTAAAATTACACCTAAAACAATTACTGTAGTATTCATATATATTGATAAAACATATTTTTGCCAATATTTATAGTATATTATTCACAGGCGGATTTTGCATAAAAAGTAAATTATATTGTGTAGCAATTTGTGATCTTGTCAATGCCTTTGTAAAGTAAACAACATTACATATTGCACCATTTAAGTAATATTTGTTATTTCCAAATTCATCAACTTCTACACCTAGTTCAATTTTGTCTTGATTGTTAAATCTCACACTATTAGTAGGATAATCAATACTGTATTCCATTTTACCATTGATGTACACATCCACATTGTGTTTATAATAATTAAATACGATATTATTCCATTTTTGTCCATCTACATGAACATAGATAATATTATTATTATCAATATTGCTGTCGTTACCATAAAGAATCATTTTGAGTTTTTCCTTTTTAGAACGTTTGTAAGAATCATCATTTATACTATCGTCACTAGTTGCATAAGTGATTTTAGGTTTGAAATCTTCGCTTCCATAGGAGAAAATTTGTTTATTTTCTGATGACACACTGTTAGGGTTGACATATATCCACATACTAATGGCATAATTTTGCATCATTGTTGGGTTTAACGTATTCATTTTGGGTAATTCACTATAATGGGCAACAATTTTTGGATCTTTGAAAAACAGAGAATCATGTAATAATGTTTTTCCATGAGATTTAAGATGCCATTGAAAAAGTGGTGGCAAATAATAATAGACAGCTAATATTGCTGCTTCCAAAAATAGTAATATATACACAGTACTAGGTGTTAAGTTTAACTCTTTGCGGATATATTCAATGAAGTCACTCAACAAACATGGTAAAAAAAAGATGAAATTGGCTATCCATCCACTCTTGTCATCAATACGACGAATACGGTCACTAAATACATTATAAAACATCGCTAATACAATTAATAAACTTACAACAAATAATAACACAAAAGAACCATTAATAATATTTTTGTAAGCATAACTTAAAGAGTTCATGTAAACAAATAATGCAGAAAATAAAAAAAATAACAATAATGCAATGAAACTTAGATAAAAGAATAGATTATTATTCTTTCTTAATAAAATAATACTTATTAAAAATAATATAAAGGGTATAATTACGATTAAACCATTTAGAAAATTTATACTATTTCCACTTTTCTTAATATCATTAAGAAGCAAACCTGTCATTACTATTGATATAAGAATAAAAACATAAATGATATAGATCGTAGGGTATTCTTTAATTTTTTTTTGAATATCTTCTATTGATGTTGGCATTATATATATTAGCAATATATTTGTATTTTTCTTTTATCCTATATTCCTATATTCCTATATTCCTATATTCCTATAATTTAGAAAAATATATACGTTTAATATATAATGGCTGTTACCAGATCAGTTACTCGCGCTAAGAAGTCTGTTACTAGAAAGTACAGAGCTCGCGTTTCTAAGTCCGAGTGTCGTGGAAAAGGTGCATATGCTTGTGCTTTATTAAAGCCCAAGTGCAAACTTTCCAAGGGTACAGGAAAGAGAAAATCCTATTGCAGAAAGAGCTCAAACCAGAAGCTTTAAATGTTTAGCAAATCATGATTATTTATAATAAATAATTACAAATATACCAATAATTACAAATATACCAATAATTACAAATATACAAATAATTACAAATATACAAATATTTACAAATATACAAATATTTAGAAATATACCAATATTTAGAAAAAAATATATACGTTTAATATATAATGGCTGTTACTAGATCAGTTACCCGTGCTAAGAAGTCTGTTACTAAGAAGTACAGAGCTCGTGTTGCTAACTCCCAGTGCCGTGGAAAGAAATCTGCTCCATGCAATAACACAAGAGGATGCAAGATGTCCAGAGCCACTGGAAAGAGAAAATCTTACTGCCGTAAGAGAAGCAACCAAAAGCTTTAAGTTAACTGTATTTAACTAATTAGAAAATATAATAGATTATATTTATTATATTTAGATACTTATAAATTCTCCATAGCGGTTTTCTTACCATGACAATCTCTGCATAATGCAACTAAATTATCCACATGATTACTTCCTCCATGCTCTAATCTAACAGTATGATCAACTTCAAACCATGCCGGTAATTGCTTTTTACAGTCTCCACAAGTCCAATTTTGTCGTGAAGCCACGAATTTCTTCTTTGTTTCACTCACAGAACGTTTTGTAGATTTACTACCAGAATTCATGACGCGTTGTTGAGCTCTTTGATGTTCAATTGGTGCGGTTATAGATTGTGGATGACTTCCATAGTACTGACTCTTCGTCATATCAATAATAGGATGTATAAAGTTCGTAGCGTCTTTGTCAACGGGTAAATATTTCAAATATTCATTTGAAGATTCAATAATGGTTTTGGCTTTATCTGGACTTCTTCTTAGCACCCAACACAAAGCAATTCCGGCCAAACCAACACCAATCATTTGATAATACTTTTTCCATGTCAATGCTATTTTCAAATATTTGCCATCTGTGTATATATTACCTATAATGAGACCGGTTATAATTAAAATAAAAATTTCAAAACGCATATATATTGTACAATTATAATTTTTTATTGTGAAGATAAATCGCATAAACAACAATTCCTAATGTGAAGAATCCTTGTATATAATGATGCTTTATGTGTAGTTTTTCACTGAGTTTTACTTGTTTGGGTTTATATTGAGCATAAAATATATCTTGTGATTCTTCGTATGAAATTTGTCGTTTTCCTAATTGTAAATTAATCTTATTGTGTATGAAATAAACCCATCTTTTAAAAGAATCGCAACATGTTAAATAAGGCGTAACAGGATATTTGTCCAACAAATGACTAAAATTATTACTCATTGATTCGTTTGGTATATACAATGGCATATTCATTATTAGATCATAGTATTTGCGTTTTATCGTTTGATTTGGATATTTAGGATAGGTTTCTGCAACATGATGTAAGAAACTCCAATAACATGGTCCCCATATATCTGGTTCGTAGTACTTCATCTATAATTTTAAAAACGAAAACTATATAGATATATACACGAAAATTATATTAATGGAAGTACAATATTGTAATAATTGCGGAAAATCAGGACATATTCTAAACCAATGTAAAATGCCGATTACTAGTATAGGAATGATTGCATTTAGAAAGAAAAATGATAAATATGAATTTCTAATGATATGTCGCAAAGAAACATTGGGGTATATGGATTTTATACGAGGAAAATATAGTTTGAATAATAAGAATTACATTATGAATATGATAAACCAAATGACACTACATGAAAAAGCAATGTTATTAAATAAAGATTTCAGGACATTATGGAAAAATATTTGGAATGAAGATAAGAGTCAATATAAACAAGAATATAATACATCACATGACAAGTTCATGATGTTGAAAGAAGGTATAACTATTAACGATGAATCTTATACTTTGGATATGTTGATAAAAGAATCCAATAGTGAGTGGGTAGAACCAGAGTGGGGGTTTCCTAAAGGCCGTCGCAATTTACATGAAAAAGATTATGATTGTGCATTGCGCGAATTTTGTGAAGAAACAGGTTACAATCCGTCACAAATACAAAATATACAAAATGTGATGCCTATTTTTGAACTCTTCACTGGTTCTAACTACAAATCATATAAACATAAATATTTCCTTGTGTACATGAAAAATAACTGTAAATCTTATGGGTTTCAAGAAAGTGAAGTGAGTAATATGAAATGGATGACTATTGATGAATGTTTGACAAATATACGTGATTATAATTTAGAGAAGATTCAGATGATTACGAAAATACATGAATGTATGATGAAAACACAATTTTGTATGATGTAAAATGTCTATGTTTTTATGTCTTTTTATACTATATAAAAACAATCATTATGACAGAAATAGAACCATGTCCATATGGATATTTTCGGCCAACCAAAAATGCACCATGTAAATTGAAATCATTAGGAAGATTTGAAAAAAATGATGAACTACAAGAGCGTTATGTGTCTAATGAATTCAAAAATATGATCACCGCCGAACAATATCAAGAAAATATATTGAGTAAATTACCTGAGGGCTGGAAAGTCGTAAATTATAACAAAGATGAATATAAATTTGAACGTTTGAGTGGTAATAATTTCAAACTTCTACCAAAAAAAAAGAAAACGAAAAATAAGAGAATTTCTTTGAATAACACAAGAAAAGAATACATTGAAAAGCATTCACCTGAAAAAATTATATTACCAGAACCGAGTTTCCCATTAATAGATGAACCAGAAGAAATTGTTGTTGATAAACCACAAGAAAGCGATGAACCATGTCCATATGGATATTTTCGGCCAATCAAAAATGCACCATGTAAATTGAAAACATTAGGAAGATTTGAAAAAAATACAGAACGTAAAGAGCGGTATGTGCCGAATGAATTCAAAAACATGTTGTCTGATGCTGAATATGAAGAAAATATAGTAAGTAAAATACCCGAAGGATGGAAAGTAGTCAATTACAACAAAGATGAATATAAATTTGATAATTTATCGTCAGGAGAGTATTTATTAGTGGCTAAAAAGGGCAAAACAAAACGAAAAAGGATAGTATTAAATGAAACAAAAAAAATGGAATCTCCAAAAAAAAAAACATTGAAAAAGATAAAAATCAAACCTGTTTCTATTAGTCCAGAAAGCGCTCAATCTACTACACCAACTGGCTCATTTGTAAAGTTTGACCCAAGTTATTTGGATTATTTATACCCACGTATTGATGACAGTGAGAACTTTGTAATGAAAATAGCATCACATAAGGAATTCGGAAATAATAAATACGATGGTGCTTTACACCCTATTGAAGAACACGCTAATAAACTATGTAATTCTGATTTTGAATTGATGCCACATCAAAATTTAGTGAAAAATTTCTTATCATATCATACACCTTATAATAGTTTACTATTGTATCATGGTTTGGGATCAGGTAAAACATGCAGTGCAATTGGTATTGCTGAAGAAACACGTGCTTATATGAAACAGGCTGGTATAAAAAAATCCATTATTTTCATTGCTTCACCAAATATACAGGACAATTTCAGGAGTCAATTATTTGACGAGAAAAAATTGGTAGAAGTAGATGGTAAATGGTCATTGAACACATGTGTGGGTGAAGCTCTATTGAGAGAAATCAATCCTAGTACAATACA